CAATGTAAAATGACACATTCATTACAGACAGCAGCAGCATTTGAGAGAATTAGTGATGCTCTGCTGGGTAAAACTGATGATGATTTGAGTCAACTGATGCAGGATCTTGAGGATCTGTTGTATAGAGCAAAGTTGATTCATGACACATCAGCGTCATTTAGTGATGGATGTGATTATGATCCTCTCACATATTGTAACATACCAAAGAAATAGTGTGCCAGTTGTGGAACTGTCCACGACCTATTGACTTTTCCTGTTTTATGTGCTATCATACATGTATGAAAAATCAAAACACCAACTTGACCACTGAAAAAGTTATTGACAAGATTGAGCAGTTCTGTGATGTTCTGCGCACTAACTACCAATCTTATGCTATTGCACAACATAGGAAATACATTGAGAAAGGTGATAGTGTAGAATGGCATCAACAACAGATTGATGAACTCTGTGAGGGTATTGGTGTTGATGATTATGTCTACACCAAAGGTAGAAAATATGCCAAGATTATTCATCTTGCTGGTCCCAATAAGCAACGCAGTGCTCATGCTTTTGTGGACTTGAATACTGGTGATGTGTACAAATCTGCAACTTGGTCTGCACCTTCACTGAATGGTGTAAGGTACAACTTGCTTGATGAACAATCTTGTACTCAGATGTATCAACGTGCTGATTGGGCAGGAGGTTATCTCTACAAATGAAATCAACTCAAATTATTTACATTTTTCTTGCATTTATTGCTATTTTGATGTGGAATGGTTTTCTTATTCAAAGAGATACACAACTGTTTAATTCATATAACCATGAAACTGCAAAGGAAAAGTATTGCAAAAACCTAGCACATTGGCACCCTGATTGTAATGTTGAGTGACACTTGTAGAACTGTCCACTAATGCTTGACTTTCTTGTAAATCTGTGGTATCATACATGTATGAAAGATAAGTTTATGCACCAATCCACCCTTGATCTCTTCTGTGACCATGCTGATGCACAAATGGCAGAAGAATATACAATGGAACTAGAAGCAAAAGCAGCAGAACTAGAAGTCACTGTTGACTATTATATTGCTGAGTTTCTTTGATTAACAACAACATTTTTATGCAAACTAAAACTAAGTTCAATCACCTCAATCTGCCTGTTCTTGCAGACATCCCCACTGAAACTGTGGATGGTTCACGTCGCTATGTGGTGAATGGCAAACTGTTGCCTTCTGTCACTACAGTTACTTCCTACCAGAACAGGAAAGTAATTGCAGAGTGGAGAGAACGTGTAGGTGAAGAAACTGCAAGCAAAATCAGTCAATTTGCATCCAACAATGGTACTAAGTTCCACAAACTTGTGGAAGATTATGTCAACAATGTAGATGCAGAATATGATGCTGAGAAGTATGAAGTTGCACTCAAATTGTTCAATCAATTCAAGGCACTTCTTGATGATGTGGATAACATTCACTACCAGGAATCTGCTCTGTATTCTGAACAACTTGGTATTGCAGGTCGTGTAGATTGCATTGCAGAATACAATGGTAAATTATCAGTCATTGACTTCAAGAGTTCTTCTAAACCAAAGTATGAGAATCAGATCCAAAACTATTTTGTGCAGGAGACTGGTTATGCTATGATGTATGAAGAAATGACTGGTCACAAAGTAGAACAAATTGTGACTCTTATTTCTTGTCATTCAGGTGAAACACAAGTTTTTGTCAAGAATCCTGCTGACTATGTTGATACTCTCAAGCAATACATTCAGGAGTACAATAACAAATGAATGAGTGGAAGTGTACTGTAAAGACACCATCTAATTGGTTACAAACTGTGCGTGTAGAAGCATACACTCACAGTGATGCAGTTGCATTTGCTGAATCACAAACTGGTGGCAAATGTATCATGGCAGTGATAGACAACTCATACAGTTCTGATGATAATGAACAGTATTCTGGTGAGTCGTCAGGAATCAATGGTGGGTTAGTGTTATTTGGACTCATGGCATTGATGTTAATTTATGCCTGGAAGTGGATTCTACTTCTCTGTGGTATTTCATTTGTTATTTGGATGATAATGATGCAGTTTGGAGATAACAATTAAATACCTTTTTTGCTAGTGTAGCTCAGTTGGATAGAGCAGGGCTTTTGTAAAGCTCAGGTCGCAAGTTCAAGTCTTGTCACTAGCTTTTATCACAAATGTATGGCATTTCAGTTATACCATGTGCCAGTTCCGCAAAGTGGCACACGACCCCTTGCGGAATCCATAAAAGTGTGCTATCATACATGTATGAAAAATCAAACCACAACTCAATTCCCCACAATGCAATCCAAGGATGGCACAATGCTGGTAGGTTTCTATCCTGTCAAAACGCCATTTGGTGACATTTCAGAAGAATGGTGTTTGCAAGTGTTATCCTGGAAAGGTGTTGATCAGATCAGCAAAAAATACCTCAACAAAGTAGAGAAAGCAGTTGCAATTCGTGAGCGTCTTGCACATGATTATGTGGTGACTGGTGACAATCAAGGTCTCCCCCAACTTGGTAACCCTTTCTATGGTGCAGTTTGACATGAATGACAAAATTATGATTGAGAACAAATTGAATAACATTGCTAGCGTACTTAAGGAAGCAATTTATGAATCAGAGATGGCAATAGGTGATAACAACAAGGGTTATCCTTATGCTGCTGGATATAGCAGGAGTGCCCTAAAAATGGTCCTGGAAGACATCAAAGACCTGCAAAGTAGGATCAATGTAGATGATGAGATTGATGCCTACATCATGGAAAATGATTATGATGATAGCATGGATGTGTGAGGACAAAGTATAGTGATGTGCCACTTGTATTAGTGGCACAAAACACTTGACAAATCCTGAAAAGTGTGCTATCATACATGTATGAAAAATCAAAACACCAAACAATTTAAGATTATTGATTGCAACACAAACAAAGTTCACAACATTCTAGCAACTGACTTTGATGCAGCACTGCGTCAGATTGCAAAGAAAGTTGGACACTTTTGTGTTGCTTTTGTCTGATAACTTTTCTTTAATTATGAACACTCAAACCACTGAACAAATGCCTGTTGTTGATAACTACCTCAACATTCTTGATGAAGTTACCCTCAACAAAATTGAAGAATTGAAGGCAGATAATTATCATGATGAGGACATGATTGACTTCATCAAAGAATATGGATCCAACAACTTTCTTGCCTATTATGAAGAGTATGTGCGCAAAGGTGAGGAACTTGATTATGATGTTGTGGATGCTTTTGTAGAGGAGTTTGGTATCCAGTGCATTGAACATTTTGATGATGCCTATATTGGACAGTATGACAGTGAGGAACAGTTTGCAGAGCAATATATTGGTGAGATGTATATCAGCAACCTGGATGATTTGCCTGTTGTGATTGACTGGACTGCTACCTGGAATTGTAACCTCAAATATGACTTTTCCTTCAATGATGGTTATGTTTTCCGCAGCAACTTCTGACCACTAAATGATATGATGTGCCAGTTGAGGAACTGGCACACGACCCCTTGCGGAATCCATAAAAGTGTGCTATCATACATGTATGAAAAGTCAAGAAACCACTCAAGTCTTCCACTATGTCAACAACTGGAAGGAAGGTAAAGTAAATCAAATGTTCATTCAGCAAGTTACACCTGAATGGCAAGAATGTGACCACAAATATGTTGCTATTGCTCTCAACCCTGAAACTAACAAAAGCATGGTAATGTCCAAACCTCGCAGTCATTATGACACTCTGCAATGGGTTCGTGGTTTCTGTGGTTCTTTCTCTCTTGTGTAATTATGAAACTCTTTTTTGCTGGTCTGATTGTTGCTACTGTTGGTTTCAGTGGTGTTGCCAATATCCTGAATATTGGTCTCAACATTGTACAAACTCATGCACAACAACTGAATACAAAACTATCACAAATTGAGTCCAATTAGTGATACTATGTGCCACTAATACTAGTGTCACAAAACACTTGACAAATCCTTGAATCTGTGCTATCATACATATATGCAAAAAACCAAATCCTTCTCCAAAGTCATTTACAACGTCAGCAATCCTAAGTGCGTTGTGTTTGATCTTGATGCCACTTTGTGCCACCATGGTTCACAATCTGGGTTTGATGAATGTGATCAATTCCCTGCCATTGATGCTGTTGTAGATGTTGCCAAACACTGCAAATCTAAGGGGTTTGATCTAGTTGTTGCTACTGCACGTCCTGATACATTTGCAGAGGGAACTGCACTGTGGTTGCAACAACATCTCCCAGAGTTTGATGCACTCTACATGATGAACGCAGAATCTAACTCTACTGGTTCACAATGTAAGGGTCAACAACTCATGGACATTTGTAGGTTCTGGGATATTCAATTCTGGGTTGATGATTCGCCTTACAATGCTGCTGTGATTCGTGATCATGGTGTAGATTGTCTGCGTCCATCACACAATGATGCTTTCTGGGCAGATTATGGTGACCAGTGATGATGTATTCATCAGGCAATTCTTGTTAGCAAGATCCCTGATGCTCATGTTAATCAACTGCAATAACAGTTTGTATCACATATACCATGAACATCATGCGGAAAAGTGTAATGATGTGCCAGTTGAGGAACTGGCACACGACCCCTTGACTTTCTAGGGTTTTTGTGCTATCATACATGTATGATGAAATTGATGGACCTCTACCAAAGCATTGCACTCACCGAAGAGATTGCAATGGAACACTATAACAAACTGAA